AGACCAGTTGCTATTGATAACCAATTGAAGTTCTCTGATTTTTTTACATTCTTTTGAGGTGGTACGATAGAAGTAATATATCCCTTATCATCTTTTGTAAACGCTTCATCCCTGAAACCTTTTGACTCTAGTGCTAATGCACCAAAGTTTGAATTAGAGTTTGTAAGTGAGAAGTCAGCACCTGATTCAGTTACAAAATGTTTTGCATAACCAATAGCAAACACTGATACAAGTTGTAAACCTGCTTTGTTTGATCCTTTGATATGGAAGTTTTCGTAATCTGGTTTGAATCTTGCTAAACTATCAACGTGAAGCGTGGTTGTAGATCCCAGTGATGATTGATCTTCATATACACCTGATGTAGTGTTATACTTTACAAATGCATTATCATCTTTCTGTAAACCAATACCAGTAAACTGTGCAGCAAGCATGGACTTGAATCCAGTTGCTTTATTACCATCAGCATGCAATCCATTCATACCAAATACTGATCTTACAGTACAGTTGAATATGTAAGGAGAAGCAGAAGCAACAGTGTCACTCTCAGGAACTACAGTAGGATTGATACCTGTTAAGTTTGGTAGTGCAGTTGTTGCAGGTGTAATTGATAATGAATATGTAAAGGTGGTATCGTTTATGACCTGTGCTACTACATGAGTGCCATCATATTCGTCACCATTATTACCACTAGCATTGACATCACTTATCAATACTGCTGTGCCTTTTGATAAATTATGATTTGTCTTAGTAAGAACAGTAACAATCTGTGTAGCGTTAGTGTCAGTTGAATTAGATCCTGAGAATATATCTTCAATCTCAATAGCCCCTATTTGCGATACAGGTCCTACAATCTTACTCTCTTCAGCAATTTTTTGGAAATCTTTAGTTGCTGGATATATTGGTAAACTACGTCCAGAGTTGGTACCATAAGCACGGGTCAACTTAGCATAATACATGTCTAAGTCAGTATTACCTGATGTTCCCTGCAGGTTTACGCCATTAGTATACTCAAAATGAGAGAGTTTATGGTGTGAATAGTTTGGATTATATGTATTGGATGTGTAATCTCTAAAAACTCTATCAGCTGGATCTCCATCAAAGAATGTAAATCCAAAGAAGAAGCAACCACCTGTTACTCTGAAGATTGCACTGTTGGCAATACCATTATTATCAGGTTGTGGTATAAACTTTGGTCTTATCTTAGTCTTTCTGAGGTCAGCACCAACAATAGATGTACCTCTTGGTAATATAACTCCACCTTCTACTGAGTTGAATATATGTAAAACATTTGATGTGTCCTGAATATCAAAGTTTGTTCCGATAGAAAACTCTGATATACTCTTAGATGTACCACTTATATCTGTTATATTTCCGCTTGTGTCAATCTTATATCCTGGTCTATTATCAATATAATGTACACCTGTGGATACATGTATAGTTGTCTTATCAAATCTATCGTTATCTTGACCTGGCTGATATGAAAATCTCGCTGACTCAATCAGTGCTCTTTGAATCGTCTTGAAGGGACGAGTTCTTGAATTACCTCTATTGCTTACATCATCTGTTGCATCGAGTTCTTCTGGGTTGACGTATAATACGTTTCCCTGTACATTTTTTAGAAAATTTTCAAGTCTACTAAGAGGCATTACCTATTCCTGACACCATTCCGTAAACTTATTTATACCCCTTTATATTCGTGGTATCTTCTGAACTAAAGGCACCAAGTCACTTTCTACCTTTTCTACAATTTTATCAAGGATATCAATATCAATTCCTAAGAAAGGTGGAGTCACTCCTAACAGTCTTAATAAACCATCAACAAACAGTGCTAATGTTGTGAATCCAAGTATCATACTTATTACAGTCGCATCTCTATTGTGCTTACGCATTGACTCCTCATCAATACGTCTTGCTTCATCTACTGCATCTTTTATCAACCCATTAACTTCCTGTTTAGTGTAAAACTGTCCAACCACAGGAATATTATGAAATTTTATGTCTGATAATGGGAATCTAGTTTTAGACATATACCATTTCGATTTCACTATCTATCTCCTTTGCCATCTTAGACACCTCTAATATTCTCATGAACTCATCAACAGTATCACATGTCAGATCTCTAACAGCACCATCAGATCCATATATTTTGAAATTTCTAGAAGTAACTGATACCTCTAACCTATCTACGTACTCGTCATCAAACTTAGGAAAATCGGTCATTGAAAAATTGTAACTCCACCTATGATAGCACACCACACCCTAAAGTCAAATATCAGTTGTGCGATAATGTGCATGTTCATCAACCTCTGTGGGATTTGCATGAATGTGATAGTATGCATTTATAGGACCACCTGCACCATTTCTAATTATAACCTTTGCTCCATATGGTATTGAGTCAACAAATAACTCTTGAGATACACCAATAGGAGTGAGTTGCACACAGATACTTTCAGGGTCAATCTTACCTACCATGTAATCTGGTAGTTCAATGATGCCATCGATCTTTACTTTTCCACAAGTTTCCATGATTTTTTTCTTTTATTATAACATACTATCTAGAATATGCAATGTCATCATACTTAGGATCAGGATAATCTTCCCAAGTATCACCCTCATATTCTACTACAAGTGGATTGACATCCTTTCTTTCCCCATACACATGATAGAAACAGTCAGTCACACCTTCAAGAGTTATCTTACTATCATCCCATGATTTTACCACTATATCCTGTGCAGATCCAAGTGATTGAGTTTGCACTGTAATTGTGTCAATGACCACAAGATCCTTCCAGTAATCTGGTAATACAATCTCATTATCCTGTGTTCTTCCTCTAAAGTATACACCAACCTCAGGTCCTTCAATACAAGCATATCTTAGTCTATGACCCTCACCCTTTGTAGGATGAACCATGTCAAATGGTTTAGGTAAACTGTCAGCAGTTGCAAATCTTGATGCAAGTCTACCCTTATTACCTCCGTCTATAGCACCTGTGACAAACAAATCACCATCAATAACCAGTGCATTGACACCTTGAAATCCATTCCCATCACCGACTATACTAACATCACCTTCAACATCAAGTGCTCTACCTTTCATCTCAGGTTTGAAATCACCCAATGATGTACCCATGTTGACAACACCAAATGCTATATCACTATGTGCACCCATAAAAATAGGACCAGTGACAGCAAGTGTGCCATCATAAGGTTTATCTCCGTTCTTTGTTTCTACAGATCTATCAAGTTTTACAGGTTCTTCAGGTCCTATGTAAATTTTACCTGAGTCTAGGTCACGTATTCCAGCCATTAGTTTGCCCCAAGTTGTTTTACAGTGCTAGAAAGAGTATCCATATGATTAGCGAATGTAGGTGGTATCAATTGTGATGTTGGTTCATGTATTCTTACATAACTCCCAACAAGATACGCCATGTTCTCAGAGAAACAAAATAATTTATTCTTAGCATCTAAAGTAACATCCTTTGCCATTATAATAGCATAATTCTGAACATTTGCCCTAAAATCATGCTTTGGATTTAACACTATATCACCTACATCAGCATCAGTTGTCTCCATGACAATATCTTTTGCTTTTACACTAAATCTACCATCACATTCTATATTGATATCCCCCTCAGATTTTATATCAAGAGGTCCTGATCCTTTTTGTATTATATTACTTCCTTCAGTGTTGGGTTCAGACTTGAGTTCCCACCCACCATCTTTATACAAACGCAAACTAGCAGCAGAACCAGACGCTAGTTGTACCTGACTCTTTCTTTTTTGAGTGCCCTTCTCCATCCCGACACGGAGAAACCCATCTTCGGGGTTAGTTATTATAAGTGGTGGGCAAGCAGATGGGTTTGTCATGAATAAGAAGAGACACAATCGATGACTTGAATTACCTTAGTAGAAGGTAATATTGGTTTCTCGTAATTTTCAACCTTCACAAAATTCAGTGATGGTCTAATATTTGCACCGAAACCAGTCTTTGTATTTATTGTAAGATCAGGGAGTCCACTAATACCATCTCTCACATCGAGTGGGTTGGCACCGATAATACGCCCGTCCTGAATTATAGGTTCTAGAACTTGTCCATCACCTGTGGTTATAGTATCACCTTGCTCATACCCCACACCTGTTCCTATTATATCAATACCATCAAGAACAGCGATTACCTGTTCACCATCACCATCAGATACACCACCACCTAAGTAACCACTACCAGATTCTTGCATCACAACCTTGATTATCTTACCATCTTTAAGTATTGCTTTACCTGCAGCACCTCTACCATTCTCACACTCATCTATAAATGTGACAAGGGGTGGGGATGTATAACCAAATCCCATGTCACTCATTGATACACCTATAATTTCACCTATTTCATTTATGACTGCTTTTCCAGCACCACCAATACCTTCACCACCAAAGAATTGCACACTAGGAGGACCACATCTCTTACCAAAAGGACCGTCAGCACCAGAGCATCCACCAACTACATCTATGAGTCCACCATCTTCATTGTTTATATCAATCTCCAATAATCTTTGTTGTGCAGATGTACCAAGTCCATCTATTGCAGATGATATGCCTGTAAATGGATTCTTGACATTCTTGAGACCAGGAAATATAGCTTCTCCTATACCCTCTATTTTTGGTATCATATTCAATGAATCACTTATCTTACCAATTCTACCCATGTCAGGTTTCACAAGACCATCAGGTCCTACGTTTAGATCCCAATCAGTAGGATCCTCTTCACACTCTTGACCTTCACAGGAAAACAACTTGAGTCCTACTTGAGCAAAACCCAATGCTTTTTTCATTGTTTGAGTAAAGTCTGGTAAACCAGGCATACCGCCCAATAAAGAACCTAATGGGTTTGCTAGAGTATTCAGGACACCAGTGATGCTGTTTATAGCAGGTCCTATTGCAGAGGATATTTTATCTGTTATATCAGATATTATGCCACCTAAAAGATTTTCAGCAGCACAAAGTGGTAGACTGACTAATTTACCTAGAGTTTGTTTTAGTAAATTCTTAATCATATTACTAAGACCACCCAAAATATTCTCAAACAAACATGACAGTTCTCCTAACTTGTCATCTATCTTTAGTTTTTTCAATAAGTAATCAGGTTCAGTAAATTTCAATGCAGAATCTACAGACTCATTGATTTTTACCATCATCTCCGCTTTTGCCAACCTAAGATTGACAGATAAAGCACCACCTATTTTACTTGATACCTTTCCTAATAGTTTATCAAATTCTTCTGTTGGAACAGGAATATTGAATATTTTATCTACGTATCCAAATGGAGTTGGTTCTAATCTCTCAACATATGATATTATCCCCTTCATTTCTTTGATAGCATCACTCATCACCTGTGCAGGTTTTGTACACTTCTGTGCTGTCTTTACAACTATCTTTTCATTATTTAATTTCTCTATATGTGTCTCACCTCTTTCACCATTCTCATTGATGATTTCATTATTAGAATCTAAGAAACCACCTTTTTTATTAGGTGTACTATCACCTGTGAGTTTAATGTGAAGACCATACTTATACGCTTGTTTGAATGAAATTGGTTGAAAGAAAGAAGTTTCATCAGGCTCTGCCTTTTCGTATGATACAGGTTCACCTACAAAAGGAGCTTGAGGTAAACCACCAAATACTACAGGTTGCTGCCCTTCATCTCCATCCAAGAAGAAACCCATGACAGTTTCTCCTCCTTGAATACAGAAAGATTGCCCACCATAATTATTTCCCAACCCGAAATTTGGAGCTGAAAGAAACACCGCCCATGGTTGATCACTGTCTTGAATCTCTTTATCTGGAGGGTGAGTTCCAAGAATTCTTACCTTCGCTCTATAACCATTGACTTCACATTTTTCACGCCACTTGGAATCAGTGGTTACCTGTCCGATAAACCACTTGAATCCATCTTTTCCAATAAAATCAATTTTTGATAGTGATTGCTCAAGCATTAGTCGTCATATACCAGACACTCTGGTTCGTCGGGGTGTAAGTCACAGAATACTTCTAAGACATTAGGATCGTGATGATCACCTGCCTTAATTTCGTCTTTATGATGTTCTGCATACTCTTCCAGATCATGCAGTTCTCCCTCTGCATGTCTACGTGCTGCAGCGTTTGTTTCTGGATCTTCTAGGATTTCTTTATCCTTCTTGATGTGGTCTTCGATTGATTTCATGATAGCTCCTGATAGGAATCTCTGACTAATTCTAAACCAGTATAGTCTTTATCGCCCCCAAACTGATGACATAATTTAGAGATAAGATAAAGACCTGATTGAGGACCATCAGTTCTGGTATTATTTATTTCAGGTAATTTGAGGTATATTACCATACCTGCTTTTAGTCTGAGATTTACTGGTACTATAATCTTTGTAACCTGTGAAAATAGTGAGCTATATCTTGTTGTTGCTTGTGCTTGACGATAGTATG